AATGTTCAAGTCACGATCCTGCGTTACATTCTCTTGCAACACAGAAAAATTAACACCATCGACGGGATAGGTAAGGGTCAATGCGCCAGCTTCATTGGCGATGGGGCTAATAGCCCAAGTCTCCACGTCCGGCAATGGGCAACGAATCGTGAAATCTGGATTCAGCGCAAAGAATTCGACATCTTCAATGTCTCCTACAAAAGACATTTAGCGCTCCTATGCCTTTAGGTACTTACGTCGCCCGGCCAAGGTCACGTTGACTGGATTCGGACTAGTGTCACTAACCACTACAATCGGTGGCATTGGAGGTATACCGGCCTTCAACACAAACCATCGGCCGTCTCCCCCGTGACCAAGGGCTGCGTAGTTAGGAACTAACCCTCCAGTTCCTGTCAGGATCCATGTGGCACAGTTGATTACAATGCCATGGCCGGCAGGGATGACAGCGTTGTACTGCACCCAAATGTCTTCGCTTTGTATCTTGGGGTTAGTACATGGCCCATTAAGAGTAACAGTCAATTCGTCACAAGGTGCGGTAGCTGCTGCGAACCCCGTAACTGACCAGTTGCCCTCGCCAATGAAGCCGGCGACAATAGGGATTGCATCTTCCCAAAATGCCATCCAACTACCCATAGCAACCGGAAACCGCGCTAGCTCGCCGGGCTCGGCAAAAAAGTCAATAGGTTCAGTAACCTCGCCAAAAATCCTACGCTCTGAACCGTCTGGTTGCACCTGTACCCATTCTTGAGTATCAGCACCGAACAGCCGCACCAACTTGTCTGAGTTGGCTTTCAGCAGGGCACGCCTTAATGGGTTGGAAGGGACAAGTCCGTCCTCATCCGCCCCAATCACCCACATAGCCAGGATAACTTCAGCACCATTGAACTTCTTCTGCTTGGTACGAATGAAACCATGCCTAGCATGCACAGCAATATTGGAGCCACGTCGTCCAGGCACTCGGCCTCGGCCAGTCCAGGTCTCTATATTGTAGGCCATGGTATTGAGCGGAACGGTGTTGACCCGTAACAGCTCTGCGGTAGTAAGCATCAGAACTTCCCCATCATAGCCAAGGTCCGTAGCTTCCGAGCTGCAGTGTCGCTGGCCGGCTCCGGTACCGGATTGATAATATCTCCAAATGTCACGGTGATGGCTCGCTCAGCCGCCGCTCTTGCCTGCGCCCGAGTGTCATCACCCCTACCGCTAGTAGGTGGCGGAGCTGCACCCCGATAGAAGCTGTCTCGATGCACCCAAGATCCATCCTCGGCTTGGACGTAACCCGGCTTACCGGCATTCCGAGCCTTCCGGTCCACCGCCGTCGCCGCTGTAGCCACTGCCGGACCTGGAGTTATCCTTCCAACCTCGCCCCGAATCTTCGCCAGGATGGCGCGAGCCTTGTCTAGCGTAGCACTGATGTCAATCTCAGGATCAGGCATCTTGTCGATCGCGTCTTGCATCGCCACAACGATACTGCGCATCGCATCTACAACTTCATTGCGCTTAGACAGAATACCATTAATGAATCCCTGCCCAAGTTCCTTGCTACCAATATCAGCGAACACCCGAGAAGGCGACCCACTACTCATCGCAGCCCTGGCACCTCGGATTGCACCCTTCACGAGATCAACGGCAGCTTGCGCTACCCGGGCAGCCATAGAGAGAATGCCTCTGATGAGACCCATAACGAGGTCAACACCCGCCGACACCATCTCCCCGATATACCCGATCACACGCCCTGGCAATTTCTGGATGAAGCCAATTACAGCAAGGACTGCATCGGCAGCATACCTAGCCAGAGTTCCCGGAAGCTGTGCAAAGAATGCGACAGTTCTAGCGAACATGTCAGCGACGAAACTAACCACTCGACCTGGCAACTGCTGGAACCAATTGACCACACCAAAGAACAAGGCGACCGTGGCGGCAATGGCCCTTGCGGTTAGATCCATAAACAGATTGATCGCACCCGTGACAAGAGCGATAAGGTATGCAGTAATCTGACCCGGGAGCGCTGCAAAGAATCCAATAACAGCCGTCACCATCTCAATAACAGACTGAATCACAGAGCCGACCATGTATCCAATAAAGTAACCGACCCGCTCCGGCAGATTGGCGAAGAAACTAATTATATTGGATACCATGTTCCCAATGAATTCGGGAATGGCTTGCAGCACTGAGCTAATTCGTCCAGGCAGCGTAGTAAAGAACGCAACAAGGCCATTCCAAATAGCCACAGCTGAATTCTTAATGAAGTTCCATGCTGCAATCAGGTATACCTTGATCTTGTCCCAATTCAAATAAATCAGGATAGCTAATGCCAGTACCGCCGCCGCAATTGCCACAAATGGATTGGCCAGCATAACTACTGTCAAAAGCCTAAAGGCAAACATTGCCAGGCCAATGCCTACCCGCAACAAATTGAATGCAGTAATAGCAAAGCCAATTATTCCAACAATACTACTGACCGCAGCCCCCACCACCGCAAACGCAACGCCGATCCCCAAAAGGATACCCAACAACGGACCCAGAACTGGAGCAAAGGTGGAAAGTATTTCAGCCACCACGCGAAGGATTGGGCCAAGGATCTTAACCGCTGTCATAAGGGTGCCGCCGAATGCCTGCGCAGCAGAAACAACAAACGGAGTAATGGCCGTAAGAATCGGCCCCAACTCGCGCAATACAGTGAAGAACACATCACGGAAAACCTGTGACAATGTTATCACGCCCGTAGCAAAAGACTTGAGCGCCTGCTGCCCTTCAATAGACTTAAAGAATACCGCTATCTCTTCAGTCACACTACGGATAGCCTGTAATGCACTCCCGCCCTGTGTTTCAAACGCACTAAATACACTGCTAAAGATACTGCCGATATTCCTCAGGATATTCCACAGATCGCGGAAAGCTTCAATACCACGGTCAATCCAAGCTCGCAAACTCCCGTCCGCCCTAGCCTGGGCAACAAAGGCTGCAAACCGCTCCATGAGCGGCCCAAATCCCCCAGTAAGGTCGCTGAGAGCCTGCATCCCAACAACCCCAACATCACGCAGCGCTCGCAATAGAGGTTGAAATCCCAATGCTAATTTATCAACAATTTGACTAGTTAGGCTGAACCCCTCAGCCATATCTCGAACAGTACTGGGATCTTTCAGGAACGCTGTGAGTTCTTTTGCGGCCCGGTTAAGCGAGTCTGCAATCTGACCCAGACCGACATTCAGGACAGGAAGATAAATATTGGCTAGGTCGCGTACCTCCGCCGCCATACCGGCGAACAGTCTTTGCTGCACTGCCTTTTGGAGTCTGGAAAACTCCGGGGCAAATTCTCGTAACGTGCGGAGAAAATCCTGGGCAGCGGGAGCCAGGTCCTTAATGGCCTCTTCAAATTCCTCAGGGGACTTGCCGATGGCTTTAAATCCTGCCCCAATGCCCTTGAGGCCGATAGCTAATGTAGCGCCCGCCGCAACGAGCGCGAAGATGCCTCCCGGCAGCAATCCCACTACACCTGACAGATGTGACAGGGCATTGGCTATCCCAGCAACAAGAACAACTGCGCCATGCAATGCACCAGCAGCGGCCGATATCAAGCCAATAGCCTTGGCCAGGGCAGTGGCAATCTTTACCCCAGCTATTAAGGCGCCAACTGCAATCGCAAGCCGTGCGATAATCGTGATGGGTCTTCCTAAGCGAGTAATACCATCGCCCATCCGACGGAACCCACGACCAGCGGTATCGGCATCTACCCCAAGCTTGCCTAATACCTTGGATACTATACCTAGCCGAGACAGCTTGTCGGCCAATGCCCCTATCAATCGAGAACTCGCTGCCAAGAGTGCAATTACTGCCGCAAGTCTGACAATATGCTTAATGACGCGAGGGAATCCGGCAATCGACTTGGGGACTCGCCCCGCTGCCACAGCAAACGAGCCCAAGATGCCAATTCCACCGCGCAGACCTAGTGCAGCTCCCCCCATGGAACTGGTAGCCCGAGAGATGCCAAGGAAGATTGCCGCTGTACCAGCCAGCAATCCTACGTTCCGTGCCATACGCTCGCTATTGGAAGTAAAGTCCCTACTGAAAATACCGAAGGATCGCCCAAGTCTCTGAAAGCGTTGGACCATACCTTCGGCTTTGTCGCCTGTGGCATCGAAGTCATCCCGGGCTTGTTTCGCGCCCTTCCCATCATAATTAATTTTGATCTTGCCGTGCGCTGTCCCAAGGTCATAATCAGCCGTCGGACTCACCTCCAACCTACGTGTTGCGCGCCTGTAGGTGGATCACAATCACATTGCAGGGTCCTTAAACCTACCCTTTGTATCTCCAGCTATATACTTGTTCAAAACCATCATGCGCTTGGCTACTGCTGATTTAGTAGTCTTGGCTTTCTCTGAAGCCTGTTCCATTTCTGAGTCAACTACGCTTCCAAAGGACCAGACAGCCCTGTCAAAATAGAACTTAACAAGGGGATCAAACAGGCCGACTAACTCGCTCGGACGAGTCTGCATCGCCTGGCTCATCCTCCAAATCTCCCAAATCCTTCGCGGGCTCTTCACGAAAATTGGCAATCTTGGACACTCCCGAGAAACAAACCTCAAAGAGATACATCTTGTCACCAAGGTCAACTGTGTCGGTGTAAACCTTATCTGGCTTTCTTTCATCCCAGGCAAGGTCCACCTCTTCCCCAGTCTCCTCGTCAATTCGAACCGGACGAGTGAGGACAGGAGCTACTACAACTTCCGCAACAATCTTGTCCATCATCAGGATAAGATCGCCAAACTTCTTTGGGTCCTTCATGATGCCACGCATGGTGTCTTGCTCGCGCGTAGCCTCGCGTTCGGCCAAAACCTTTTTGCTTACCTGGCGATCTTTCGCCTGCTTTACCTTGGCTTTGGGATCAGTATGCTCACTGGCCAGAAGGCCAAGTGTGTCCATCTGATCAACCATGCCCAGATCGACTAGATCACCAAACTGCAACTTCCGCGCCAGACACTTCTGCCCACTTGGGCAGGTAACTTCAAATGTGGGGTCGGCACCCCACGTAGTAGGAGTGTATATGTCGCTATTTACCATGGGCTCCTGGGCCTCCTAAAATTGGGTAATGCGTGGGTAATGCTTAGCTTCCGGTGGGGTTGGCAGTCGGGACTTCAGTAATCGGGACTGCGGTCTCGTTGTGGACAAAGTCATAGAGCAGATCGAACGTTCCGCTCAATGGCAATGCAACGCCACTGGCAGAAGTCACGAAGAACTCTCCATCTGCAAACTCACCCTCCACAGTGTCATTGGTCTTGCAACGGTAGAGGAAACCGTGCACGTCCCCGCCACTGTCCGAGATGGCCTGCCCCTCGGATCGGAAGTAAGGTCGCTGATCGCTACCCCGCTTCCGCATAATCACCTTCTTGTTTGGAGTGATCCCAGACTCAATGACAGTACCACCAGTTAGAATGGACCATCCATCCAAGTCCATACCACCAGCTTCCAACTCCCATTCAACCTGTGCACCTTTTCCGTGGGTAGCCTTCAGCGCATCGTCGCCTCGAAGCTCAGAGAACTCCTCAGCCTCAGAGAACGAAAGAGTCTGCATGTTGGGAAGGTCAGTACTGACGGCTCCCAGAATGGTGCCTGCCGCATCGGTGTACTTGGTCAGTTTCAGATCCCGCATTCCGTACGGAAGCGGGGTAGCCAGACCTGCCACTTCTACCTCCTTGGATTCTTGTAGCGCTTAGTCTCTATCAGGTGGCCGGTAAAACTATTGAACTTGTGAAGCACTACTACTCCATTAGTCGCTCCGCAATACCGAGAATTACACTTCACCTCTACAAAACCTCCAGCACAGGTGCCGTGTTTCTTGCTCGGACAACGAAGCTCCATGTCACTTGGCTTCGACTACCTGGAATCCACCATCCCCCTTGATGACCTCCATAGCATCCGAATTCACGGAGTCGAGCGGCAGGACATATCCATTGGTATCGTCCCAACGCAATGGACCCTGCTCATCGTTCCCTGCCCCCTTCCATTCACCAGCGGTGATGGTTCGGACTGTGGCACGGCCAATGTAGTAAATACCCGGCTCAGCATCAGCCGGAACCGCATCCACCTTGCGCGGGGAGACCCCCATCGAATCCGCAAAGGTCTGCCCCCGCGTCTCTTCAACAACCTGGGGGCCCTGATTCTGCGGCGGCTCGACTTCTCGTGTCACCGGGCTATCCTTTGCCATTGCCATTTCAATACCTTTCGTAGTAGTGATCGCAGTGCCTCTATAGTACCTCGAACGCCATGTTGCAAGTTATTGTGTCATATCCTCCATCCAACAGATCCCCACTCGCTCCAGAGTACCGGACGCCAGTCAATCGTTCAGCGCCTTCCCTAACATCATAGAGCGACAAAAGTATCGCCTTGACTCTTTTCAGTACGTCCTTGAGTCCACTAAAGTCCGATGTCTCTGCTCGCTTACGATGAGCCCAAACTGTCAGAATGACAGGGCCAAGAGCATCGTCCTCGCTGCGCATCCGGACACTTTGCTCTTCCCAGCGAAGAATGAGGAACGGACCATTGGCCGGCGTACCGTCAATGGAATGAGTCGGAAAAATCCTATCCCCATTGATCCCCATATTCTGTAACTCAGCATCTGCGGCTAATCTATCGAAAACAATTGCCCGGCTCATCGCGGCAACCTGCCAAACAATCCGTCGAGTTGCCGCATGGTATCCTCGCCAATCTTGCGCACGCTAGGCAGGATAACTTGGTAGTCCCCCGAGTTGGCGACCTCAAGCCAAATGCCATAATGCACGGAGTGCGCCAGGATTATCAAGTATTGCTGTGGAGTGAAACGAGTGAGAGTAAAAAGACCAGACCGAGCCGCACCAGTCCTGTCAGTCCAAGGTGCTGTGGTTTTCATGTGAGCCTCGGCCCTGGTC